TCTTTAGATAAATAATCATCTATTTCCATCCATAACCTAACAACTTTAGGTTTTTCTTTATAATTTTTATTTATATAATCTGCTTGTGAACGAGTTAATTTAAAACTTTTATTATTAAGCATAGTATTTTTGAGGCCTATAATATAGTTATTGGCCCCACTATAATCAGCTAAAGAATTCTTAGCTTTAATTTCTGGTGGGAAATTTTCCATATTAAAAATATAATAAAAAGAGAAAAGAAAGACAAATTATATTTATAATAAAAGGACACATTAATATGGCAAATAAAAAAATACCAATTACAAGAATATCTAAATTTTTTGGTTCTGAGGATTTTAAGTTAGAACAGAGTATGGGGATGGAGTGGTTACACGGTGATATGCATTTTACTTTGGTATTATTTAGAGTAGACTCTAAGCTTTCAGATGTAGATGATGTTTATGGTGAGTCGGGTCCTGAAGAAATTAGATATAAACCACCTGTGGAGTTTAATGCTTATGTAAAAATAGACCCACCAAGACTAGATAGTTATGCTGCTGGTTTAGTTAAGGATTTAGAACCTGGTAACATGACTCTAGGAGTTTACCTAAAACATCTAGAGGAATTAGATATAGATATTAATTATGGTGACTACATAGGTTATCCGGAAAAAGAAGATAAGATGAGATACTATACTGTAACTAATGATGGTAGGGTAACATCAGATAATAAACACACAATAGGTGGGTATAAGGCTTTTTATAGGACAATAATTTGTGCTTATGTAAGTCCAAACGAATTTAAAGGAATATAATGTCATTACCTAAAAAAATAAAAAAACACTTAAATATAGTACCAGGACCTATACAACCACATTACCCACAAGGTTATGATGGTACACAAGTACCTAATCGAAGAAAAGAATTATTTGATTTAATTAATGATGATGGTACCTTTTTACCAAAATCTTTATTACACGCTGATTTAGATAGAGGAATGTTAGATTTTGTCCAAAACGAATTACAAACCGTAACTAATGGTAAAAAGATAAATGTAATAGATAGAATATTAACGTTACAAAGATGGGCAGAATTTTCACAAACTTGGCAATTTAGTACTTCAGATAAAAATGTTGATTTACCATTTATAGTTGTGGTTAGGAATCCAGATGTACAATATGGTAGTAACCCAGCTTTACAATATACAATACCTGATAGAAAACAATTTCATTATGCAAAAGTACCTACTTGGGATGGGAATAGAAAAGGTTACGATGTCTACACCATACCACAACCCGTACCTGTAGATATTATATATGATGTAAAAATAATATGTAATAGAATGAGAGAGTTAAATACCTTTAATAAAATTACACTACAAAAATTTACATCTAGACAAGCTTACACTTTTGTTAAAGGTCATTACATACCTATAGTTATGCAATCAATTGGTGACGAAAGTAAAATAGATACCGAAGAAAGGAGATACTATCAACAAAGTTACCAATTTCAACTACAAGGATTTTTATTAGACGAGGAGGAGTTTGAGGTTAAGCCAGCTATTAACAGAAGTTTAGTTTTATATGGTTTTGACGAACAAAATAGAAAAAGAGAAAAGAAAAATTTAGGTGAAAAAAATCCTGATAAAGTTAGGACTGTTATTGAGTTTGATGATGTAACAACTATAAAGACAATAGATTATGTTTATAAAAATGACATTACTGTTATGAGGACTAGTAATATTGATAGTGTTACTTTTACTATTGATGGTGTAACTTTAGATAGTCCAGTTCAGGTAAATGGTGGTGATACTTTAACAATTACAATAACTAAAACAAATCCAGGAAGTCCATCCAAACTAATAATCCAAGAAAAATTAGTTAGATAAACTATTCCATGTATATACCTTTTTTAGGTTTACATTTTTCAGTTATTAATTTTTCTACAAAAGCAAACATCTTTAACCCATTATTTTTACAATACTCTTTTAGTAAAGAATGAGACTTAATACTAATCTTTATATTTTTAATTTTTTGTTTTTTACTTTCTGAACGCATATAGTAAGGGTTTTTACAATAAATAACGTATAGTATGAAAAAAGTATGAATATTTTCATACAACAATCAAAATATCCACTTTTACTACGTAACTTTTGTGATTACCTGATGTATTTATAATAAACGAAAATAAATAATTTTTTAAAAAATATATAAAATGGCAGACGGTAATAAGGTATTTGTTTCTCCTGGTGTATATACATCAGAGAAAGATTTAACATTTGTAGCACAAAGTGTTGGTGTTACAACACTAGGTTTGGTTGGTGAAACTTTAAAAGGACCAGCCTTTGAACCAATATTTATATCATCTTATGATGATTTTGTAACTAGATTCGGTGGAACGTCACCAGAATTGTACGTAGATTCACAAATCCCTAAATATGAGTTAGGATATATTGCAAAATCATACTTAAGTCAATCAAATCAACTATTTGTAACTAGAGTATTAGGTTTAAGTGGTTATGATGCTGGACCTTCTTGGTCAATTCAGACTATAGGTCAGTTAGAACCATCGGGTCTTGAGCATTCTTATTCAGCTTTGACTTCTTCTTCAGGACTTACAGTACCATTTTTCATACCACTTACTGGTGATAGTTATTATTCTGGTACCACAGTTGGTGCCGATGCTTTTACAAGTGCTGCTCTTACTACACCGTTTTGGACAAGTATACCTTCAGAATTAACAGGTATCGATTTTGGTTCTTGGTCAGAAACAGGACAAACTATTACATTAAATGACGGTTCAACACTTTCATCATTTAATCAATCATTTTTAAATTGGGCACAAGAGTCTATAGCACTTAGTAGTGATACTAATTTTAACACCGCTTTATCTTCTGGTGCTACCGGTGGGTGTACATATGGAGTGGACCCATGTATACCAGTAGCCTTAGACGGTACCATATATCAATATGGTTGTATACCACAATATTTAACTGACACAGCAACTGGTATAACAACAGATTCGTTATCTGCTTATACAATCGCAAGTGATGGAGCAACAGCTACAACTACTTCAGTAACAAATGTTTTATCAACAAATTGTGCAGACTTAACTTCTTATGAAAACGACCCTTGGTATTACGGTTTATTTGAATACACTGGAAGCACTCAATGTTGTACAGGTACAACATATAGTGGGTTATCATACCAACTATACTCAAGTGGATATACTCACGGAGTCGGAGAGGCGATGGAACAAGCTACTGGTACAACATTTGATAGTACTGGTGGTACAATTGTTGTTTTATCCGGGTATGCTGTATTTGATATTATAAACTACCAAGGAGTAACAGCTAATACAGAATATGATGGTATGGACATACTAACATTTAGGTCTAGAGGTTTAAGTTCTCTAGGTAGTGGTGGTCCAGTATACGCAATAAGTGCAAATACAGTAGGAAATGTAGAATTTGATTGTAGTGGTTCTTATGAAGCTGTACTTGAAGACCCATTTGCTACATTTGGAATTAGTGCTAAAACTGATGAGGGTAACGTTTATACTTTTGAAGCTTCTATGTCTAATACGGCTCAAAATTTTGCACCTAGAGTGTTTGGTAGAACTCCATTTGATAAGAAACAAGTAGACGTACCTATCTTTGTTGAGGAGGCTTACCCAACACTATTAAATATAGGAAGAAAATTAGGAAAAGTTAGGGGACTTCAATGTTGTCTACAATACCTACCAAGTGCAAGAGCTGCAGTAAACACGAACACTATAGCCTGGTACATGAATCAATGGGAAACACCTGAAACACCTTATATTGTATCTGAATTACAAGGTACTGATGTATTTAGGTTATTTAAATTTGTTTCTATATCAGACGGTTCAGCAGCTAATAGAGAATATAAAGTATCTATTGTTAACTTGTCTTTTGAGAGAGGTGAGTTTGATATTATAGTTAGAGATTTCTATGATACAGACGCTAATCCTGTTGTATTAGAAAAATTCACTAGATGTAGTCTAGACCCAACTAAAGTATCTTTTGTTTGTAGAAAAATAGGTACTTCGACAGGTGAGTTTGAATTAAAATCTAAGTACACTATGATATACCCAACAGAAGCTTTACTAGATGGTACCTATACTGGTTCTTTACCGGCTGGTTTTGAGGGGTATAGATTTAGAAGATATGGAAATTGTGGTGTAAACCCAAAAATTGTATATAAAACAAAATATTATAACCCAGGTGAGATAGTATTTGACCCACCATACGGTTCAGCTACAGGTAATAACGTAGTAAGAAGTGGTGGTGATAAAGTAAGTAAAGTTTATCTAGGTGTGTCTGATAGTACTGGTGCTGGATACGACGCTGACTTCTTTGACTTTAAAGGTTATATCCCACCAACAAACATTTGTACAGGAACTGCTGGTTCACAGTGGGAAGTATTAACTAAAGGATTCCATATGGATTCTGGAGCTACAGTAGTAATAGGTGGTGTAGGAACTTACTTGAATTGGTCTTCTACAACTTTAAATGGTGAATCTATCTTTGATTGTGGTGTTGGACAATTTAATACAGAGCCTACTTTAAGTACTGAACCATATAAATCTTTAAGGTCACGTAAATTTACGGTTGCACCACATGGTGGTTTTGACGGATTCGACATTTACAGAAAAACTAGGTCTAATACTGATGATTATAGAATGGGTCTAACTGGATTCTTAAATGGAGCGTGTACAAGTTCAGATTTCCCAACAGCAACTGGTGACGGTTCATTCAAAAAATTAAGTACAAATGAAGCTAATACAGATTACTTCGCTTATTTAAGAGGTATAAATGAATTTAGTAATCCAGAATCTGTAGATATAAATGTATTTGCAACACCAGGAATTGATTATGTTGATAATTTAGGTTTAGTAAATGAAGCAATTGATATGGTGGAAACTGATAGAGCAGATTCATTATATATTACTACAACACCAGATTATAACATGTTTGTAACAACAAACTCAGACCCAACTAATCAAGTAACACCTGATGAAGCTGTTGATAATATAGAAGATTCTCTAATAGATTCTAACTATACAGCAACTTATTATCCTTGGGTTCAGATAAGA